CCGACACACAATACCCGCCGCACCTAAATTAGGTGCAGATAAAGTCTGGACGCTGTGTACGCTTACGGACGCATTGCCGGGAGCATACAGTGCGTATAACTCGGAGGCGTCCGTTAATTGTCGCACGGAACAATCATCAATGAATGCCGTTTTATTATTGAGTAACCAGATAATAAAGTACGTCGTTGTGCCGGTGGCTCGAAACACAATCGATAGATTTTGCCACGACCCCTGTAATGGCAACGATACTTCGCCATAGGCACTCGATCCGTGAGACGTGCCTGCCATAAGACGAATACTTGCGCCGCTGCCATCGACACCGTAAACCCAGGCAGATACACGATACCACTGACCAATGACCGTGGTGAATGACTGGTATAAGCGTTCGTTGCTGGAACTATAACTTTGCGCCGATGTGCCGCCATGTACCGTTGTGGTTTCTTGCGCTGCCGTGCCGCCGGTTTTGAGCCAATTTGCGGCCAATCCATCGGTGTAGGGTTCTTCCAGCTCTGAATTGTTGAGGATTTCGGTAGCGCTCAGTGTTGGGGTGTTTGCCGCCTTGTATCCACTTATGGCAAATGCTCCATCTGCAACGTAATCCGCCCCCAACGCCCCGTCTGCGCGATCAAATAGGTCGATAAAGTTTACAATTGACAGTTGCAGCGTTGCGCTGGCCGTGTTCGCGTTACCTGCCGCATCCGTTGCAACGCCCGCGCCCACACTCAGCGACACATCCCCGGCCCAATCGGGCGTGACCGTACACGTGTATACCGCCCCGCTGCCGCTGAACGCGCTCAGCACGGCGTTCGCAACGGTGATGTCGCCTACGGCGAAGCCCGTCACGGCTTCCGAGAACGTGAACGTCGCCGTGAACGCGGCACTCACGGGTTCGGTAGCATCGGACGTGATGACGACCGTGGGCGCAGTGCTATCGCCCCCCGACCCCGGCCCGACGCCCGGCACGCCCAGCAGCGGAAACCCGACGCCCGGCACTAGCGCACCCCCAAAGCGAAAAGCCCGTCACCGGGCACGGTATAGCGCAAATGGGCGAAGCTGTTCAGCATTCGCATCTCCTGGTTGTTCTGAGGTGGCGGCTAACACGGCGGTCCTGCCGCCACCCATCCAACTCCGCCATACAGGATGACGCCGCGCTTTGTCTGACCGGACGCGGTACCGGTTTGTGCGCTTCGGGGGAGTTGCACCCCCGCCCCATTGCTACGGGTGCGGCTTTCAGCGCATTTCGGGTTTAGGAGCGCGTAGCAGAGCGTCTACTCGCTAGGGTGGGCCTTGCGGCCCCGGTTGGCTTGCGCGCTCCCGCTATACCCGCACAGCAGCGCTACCACACGCTGCCCACAGTGCCCCGCTGCGCCCGTCCACAGGGTAGAATAAACGGAGCACTCTATGACTCTATTTTACAATGGGAGTTACCGAACTAGGGAACCATACTATTCCCGTAAACTGTGGTGTAACTCAAACTCGTTGGGGCAATTTGGGGAATTGGGGGGGGAATTATGCCCCGGCGCGAACCGGGGCGCGGCTGTCTGTTTCACCCTCACCTGCTGCGCCAGCGTCGCGTACCGCTTCGCCGCGTTCGGCGCGCAAGGCTTCCACCTCATACGTGTGCCGTTGTCGCTTGGCGTACTTGCTGCCCATTGGCGCGCGCTTCACAAGCCCGGCATCAGCCAACGCGTTGAGGTGCCGATGCACGGTCATGTAGCTCACATCCAGTTCGAGCGCCGCACCGTGCAGGTCAATGCGCCCTGGCGTCCCGCGCACAAACAGCCATGTGTGATACGCCGCCTCGCTGATGGTATGCGCGGCGTCGAGCGGCGTGACCGTGCGGCAGGTCGGGCAGACGGCGTAACGGGTAGCGCTCATGACTCGCCGCGCTCCCCTGCTCCACTCGCACCCTCGCCCGCGTGCTGTGGCGGCGTCGCGCGCTTGTCGTGCGCAAAGTCCGGGCGGGTAACTTCATCCACGAATACCGGAAACATGCCTGCTGGTCCGCGCGTCCGATGGTAGAACAGCACCTCCGCTGCGCGCTTGCCGCCCAGAAAACCGTGCAGCACATGCCACTGGTCGGGCGGGCACAATGCCGGAATCGCGCGCGCCGTAACGCCTTTCTCGCTCGTCACGGGCAGATACAGGCCCGCGCTGTGGTGGATATGGCCGCGCAACCATTCCCGATGTGTCGTGTCTGCCCACTTCTGCGGCGCTTCCATCGCCATGAGTGCCGCTAATGCGTTCGGCTTAACCGCTGCGCCATGCTCTAGTCCAAT